CCGGTTTCGTAATCATTTTCTGTTACGACTTTACCGCCTTTCATTTTTCTACGTCTACCTTCGTTAACAGAATGTGATGCATAGTCTTGGCTTGCTTCCAGATGATCTTTAAACCCTTTCATAAAACCACCTACAAAACTATCAAAGTTCGGATGATTGAAGATTTTATCGTCTATACTCATTAATGCTTTTTCTCCAGCACTATATCCCAAATCTTCTAGTTTTTGATGATCTGGTCCTCCTATTGCTTCACTCTTTGTCCCCTTAATAGCTTTATCTTTAGCCATCATATAATCATCTGAATCGATGTCTCCATCTCCGTCATGATCTTTACCTTTCTTTTCGTCTACATAATCATTATTAACTGAAATGTATTGTTCGAATTCATCTACGATTGCTGCATCATCAGGAGCATTTAATATGTCTTCCATATGAGTGCTGATAAAGCCTTTAAGCTCTTCTCTGCTTGCTCCTTTTTCTCTAACAAGTAAAGCCATTACTTGCTTTAAAATTACATTTCTATCTTCATAAGGATCTAACGTAGAATCTATCCCCTCTCTTAATTCAGCTTTTTTTAATCCATTAATAGTGTCTACATGATTGTTCTTTTTTACCGGAACCATTTGATCATGTTTATCTACTTTTTTAGATTCTCCTGCTAATAAGTGTAGGTAGTGATTAGGGTCTTTTTTTAGATTCTTCTCAGCTTTTTGTTTAGCCTTAGCGTAATCTTCTTCTGATACTGTTTCTTGAGACATTAGTCCCATTCCTTCTAGTTCGTAATCTACTCCTCTTTCGATAGTTTCGATAGAGTAACCAGGTTCTGGTTTGTCGTAGTGCGGTACTTCTTTTTTTGCAGCTTCGAATATTACTCCTTTGCTTTTAAGAATACTTACTGTATCTTCATATCCGTTGAATGGAGATAGGAATTGAGATAATTCTCTCTTTGCATCTTTAACAAATTGAGACTTAGAGAAGTTCCCCTCTAATATTGCGTTATATTTTTCTTGTATTGTTCTCATCTAGATAGTCAAACATTTTAGTGTTATATGGTCTTTTTTTTGTTTTAGCTACTTTATACCCAAGTTTCTCTGCATACTTAGTTGCATTGTTCTTTTTTCCTTTCTTAGAAAAAGCATTAGGAGTCGCATATTGCGCTCCTGTACCGGGTGTGAAAGAAGCACCACCTGCATTGGTAGCACTTTGTTCATTTAATTCCTGTAATACTTCTCTAATAAGTTCCTTAAGCTCGCTTACTTTCATAGTAACTTTAGTTCCTTAATCAATTCGTAGTACTGCATTATGTTTACAAGATGATCATCAGTTACTCTTTTTGTTTTAGCTACTGGCTTGATTGCTTTTGTAATCTCCTGTAACTTAATAGAAACGATTTCATCTTCTACGGTTGCTTTTATTTTATCGAGTACAGTTTTTAATTTCTTAAATTCCTCATTAACTACGTTTCTCAATCTAGTAGATGAATCAACTGAAGTAATAAATTCTTTTAATATGTTTTTCTGTTCTGGAAGTAATGTACCGTATTTAGAGTTAAATTTCTCTAATAGTATTTTGAATGTAAGAAGTTTTAAATCTTTATCGTATTTTGAATACTCTTCGATTAATGTATCTCTTACTAGTTTTTTGTTTTGTTGCTCTTTAGTTAGGTGTTCTAATATAGTAGTCTTATTATCAACTAAGAAATTAGGATCTATTACATCTGTAACTTTATGAGCTTCCATCAAACAGAACAAAGCTGCTAATGGTTTATAGTCTTTAACAGAAATAGAGAAGAACTCATCTAAGTCGTAACTCTCTTTTATTTCTTTTATTAGACTGTATTTTTGTTTTTTGAGTACCTTTTTATCTATTGTGCGAGCTACCTCGATAATAGTCGATACGATAGATTCTGCTTTAGATTGTGATACTGATTTGTTTTTGAGAATAAATTCATACAATTTAAATTCACGTACCAACGCTGTCCTTCCTGTGAAGTTGTTTTTTAAAATGCTTACAGCTGCAGAGTCCTTCTTATTTAAGGTATCTGCTGCAATCTGCTTGACAAGCAATTCAAATATTAGCCCGGTATTTTTATACTTACTGTGTTTAATGCGCATTATTCTATTGTTTTGTTGTACACGTAGTACACCTTACCTTTATAAATAGTGATTAATTATCTAAATCCTTGATTTGTGATTCATCAAGTAACTTATCCTCTTCTTTCTCTTTATTTTCAAAGATAATTTGCTTCTTTTCTGAGAATATATCTTTATTCTGGTAGAAGAGTGATTTAGCAAGTGTACTATCTATTTTATTTGAAGTACCCTGTTCATTAACATTTTCATTATCTGATTCAAATCCGCCTTCCATGCCCTGTTTCCCAAGAGGATCTCTTCCTCCTAAGCCATCATTTGTTCCATAATGGGATGCTTTAGTTCTAGGTCTGCCACCTTCTGGTCCTATTTTACCTATACCTGGTGTATCATCTTCATATCCAGGAGGTACTTTACCAAATGGCATACCTTTTTGATCACCTTGCCTACGGCCGTATAGTGACGCTAAATCGTGCGGTGTACCGTAGGACTTACCTGATTTAGCAGGATCGTTTCCTTCGTTTTCTATCTGTGTAATTCTGAATAATCTCTTTTTATCTTCAGCAACCAAGTCTCTCATTTCCATATACTGATCTTCTGATAGGTTGAAGATGTGGTCGTATATATAATCTGTTGAGAATAGTTTAGTATCCATCATCTGTCCTGCTAAATCAATCTTTTCTTTAAGTAGCGCTACTTTTTCTTGTTCAAAGATTATGGACGGATTAGTAAGTTTAATTTCAAAGTTGGTTAGTGATTCACCTTTAAACCCTTGAGTGTACAAATGTACTAGTGCTATCTTAGTTAACTCGGATTCCAATATTCTCTGAAGTCTTTCTACTGTTCTAGCAAATCTAATGTCTTCTGCTGCTAAAGTTGCTTTACCGCTTAAGTCTCCTTCGTATCCAAAGTATGCCTTAGGTACCTTTAATGCTGCGAACATCTTATCTCTAAGGTATTCTATATCGTTTGTACCGTCGTATTCTAATCCTTTAGTAGTTTCTATCTTTGTTGATGTATCTCCTCCTCTGACCGGTAGGTAGAAGTCTTCCATCATGTTCATCATATTGAAGCGTAGGTTGTAGTCCCCTGTCTGTGGGTCAACATACGGTGTTTTCTTCATTGTATTGATAGTCTTTTGCATAAACTGCTCAACTTCATTAGGTGGTATCTGTCCAACGTTTACATAAAATGTTCTCTTTTCAGGAGCTCTCATAATACGGTGTATTAACATCGCATCTTCCATTAAAGTAAGTTGTTTAAATATCTTTCTTGCTGGTTCGATGAAAGATCTACCATAAGGTAGGTAGTTGGTATCCGATATTAACCTAAAGTGTGCTATCTCATAGTTGTCAAACTCTACTACCTTTTTGTTACTCTTAGGCATGTAGTTAGGATCCTGTGATGAAGCTAATCCATCAGGGTCCAATTGGAAAGTTACTTTGCCAGGATTTTCTGGGTCAAGTCCTTCCTGTCTTGTCATATGGTACACAGTATAAGGCAGTACGTTATATACTCCAAATTCTTCTGCAATCTCTAATTTTAGGAAGAAATCACCGTATTTACACATATTCCTAGTCCATGACCATAAATTAAATTCTATATTAAGTACGTCGTAGAATAGGTTGTAAAGTACCTTTTGTATATTTTCATCTGAAGATTTAATGGAAAGTACTTCTCCCATGTCGTTCTTAAGAGTTGCTTCATCTGCTAGTATATCTAGGGTTGAGGCAATAATTGGATCAGTATCCATTGCTTCGTAATCAGAATATAACTGTATACGTAGCGTTTGGTAGTTCAGATTAGGGTTGAATATATTCTTATTATTATAGATGTAGAGTCTTGAAAATCTATCTATTAAAGAATTGGTCTGATACCTACCTGTTGTTTGTATCTGGTTTACGTCGGCAACCTTAATTTGGTCTCCTCCAATGTTTCTGATTACTACATCGGAAGAAAAAAGTCTACCTAGTCTTTTAAATAGTGAAGTATCTGCCATTTATACAGTTTGTTTATAAATATCTATTATCTAATTAACCAAGAGATATCTTCTTGGCCGTGTTGTGTTTTAACAATATACGGATTATTTCCTTGGGAAGCAACTGTTGATATAACAGCTTGGTTTTTAGCATTGAGATTAGTAAAAGACGATAACTGTGCTCTAGCTAGGTCCATTCCCTGTTGTCTTAGTCTTAATGCAGTATCCCTAACATACAGTGCTGTAGCAAGTGCCATTAGTAAATCATCATTGTAATTTGTCTGTGCCTGTGGTTTACCGTTCTTCCATACGAATACTCTCATCTCACCTAAAGTACGTTTAGACTGTATTGTAACAGCTTTTTCACGTACATACTCCATTGCTTTGGCTATCACTAACGGCCTTGTCCTAACCGACATTGTAAAGCCTGGTACTAGTTGATCTCTTTCGTATTTAGTCATATATGATTCTACAGTATCCATTTGACTTTTAGCGCTATAATATAAATTCCTGTATTCTCTTTCTAGTATCTGTTCTATTGTAGCCCATCCAATATTTGCATTTTCTACTACAAGTAGTGCATCGTTGTATTCGGCTGCTATAGCTACTAAAACGTTTCCGTAATCTTTAGGAGATAATTTTCCTTTATATTCCCCTACTTGAACGCATGTTTCTATATCAAAAACGTGAAATGCAGAATAATCTTTAGAGTCTCCTCTAGCGACATCTGCTACGACCATATAAGATTTAGAGTAATCTGGCTGTTCCCATATCCATAAATTACCGTCTATACCTCTTTTTTCTACAGGCTCTTTTAAGTACGTTTGTTCGTAGAAACTTAAATCTTCTGGTTCAAATACTGTATCACCGGATGCTAAGAAATCACAATCACATTCCTGTCCTGCCATTCTAGGTCCTAGGTCCCTGTCTTGTTGTTCTCTCCATTCTTCGTTTCTTTCTGGATGGACTGTCCAAGGTAGTCTTATAGGTAAAAATGAATTATCGCCAGCTTCAGCTTTATCCCATGTCTGATGAAACCAGTTACCAATTCCGTTAGGGGTTGATAGTGCCATACATTGTCCACCGGTAGCTAGTGTTTGCTGTGCTGCAGTAAATGTTTCTGCAATATTATCTATAAACGCTGCTTCATCTATTAATAGCAACGATACTGCTTCAGATCTTGCAGCATCTGCATTAGATGATTTAGCTGTTATTTTTGAACCGTTTTTAAGTCTAAGTGATAATTTATTCTTTTCTACCGCTGGAAGTTTTAACCACTTAGGTAGCTCAT